AGTTGAAGTTATCTACTACACTACCGCCATCGAATACAACTGTCCACTCTGTTGTAGAGGGGCCACCTGCATCCAAACCTACACCCAATGGGCTGTTGAATGATCCACCTTCATAGAACTGAGATACTATGAAACCAGTTCCATCAATTGCGGTATCGTGAATGTGCTGTGGTAAGTTATTTGTATCATCAATAGTTGCCTGGGTATACCATGCTCCATTATAATAAAAGTTCACTCTATTTGTTAGAGTGTCTAACCACTGCGTACCATTAGTTGGTGAAGAAGGAGCAGTTGTTCCAACAGCCATAGATCCAGTTAATGAATCTACATACTCCTTAGTTGCTGCGTGACTAGCAAGAGTTGGTGCTCCCACTGTTACTGCATCTCCGAATGTACCGCCGTTAGTTACGACTAATCCATTCTTTACCTTGAAGTCTTTATCGACTGTTGCCATTTACTACTCCTTCTTCCAACTATTTTTATTTTTTATTAAACTAGAAGTGTTCCCATAACAGTAACTGTTGAGTTATTGTTAGCAGTTGTTACCTGTAGTTGTACGTTTGCTCCTGAGATACCTGCTGAAACTGATGATGCTGAGCCATTTGTTCCAACAATTCCGTATTCAGTAATTGCAATGTTGTCTGAAGTGTCAAGTGTTAAAAGAACCTTTGATATTTCAGTGTGTGTTCCGTAGGCAACCTTTACAAGGTATTCTGCTGAACGGTAGTCAGCCTTTGCGAAGGTGTGTGCCACCTGAATTCCTGCTGTTGCTGCTTCAAGTGTTGCTGCAACCTGCTTGGCAACTGAGTCAATCTCAACTGTTGCAAAGTTGGGGGTTGTCATCTGAATTGCATTTATTGCACGACCATCTGTGAAGTATAGGTTTGTCTCTCCTTCATCAAGATCATCAGTTGTAGAATCTGCTACACCGTTTTCTGCACTAATGCTTAGAATTCCATTGACATATGTTATTTCAACATTATCTTTGGTTGCACCAGCAAGAAGGTCTCCTGCTGAAGCCTTTGCACGAGAATCTGTGAAGTAAAGGTTTGTTGTACCCTCTTCAATATCATCTGTATCAAGCGCATTAATTGCGTTTGTTGCAAATGTCTCTGCATTTGATTGTGCAGTAGAAGCAGATCCTGCTGCATCGTAGTTGATTGCAAGTCCATCTGCGTAATCTTCTGCTGCTTCTTGTGCTGCTGCTGCTGCTCCGATTGTATCCCAAGCACCCTGATTAGCAGAAAGTGCTGCAGTACTAAAGTCTGAAATCTCTGCAGATGTCAAGCCTGTTACAGAAATAACATCGCTTCCATCAATGCTGATATTTGCGCCTGCTGTTAATGTATCTTGCTTTCCTGCAACAAGGTTAGCAACATCAGTTGCATAGTTTGGATTATCAGCAATTGCTGCAGCCAACTCATTAAGTGTGTCAAGAAGGGCTGGAGCACCGTCTACAAGGGCTGCAACTGCATCGTCTGCATGCTGTTCTGCTGCTGCCTGTGCAAGACCAATCTCTGTGCTTGTCTTGTATGCTGACCAAACCTCTGTTGAAGAAGATGATGCATCATTAATTAAGTCATCTGCATAGTCCTTAGCATTTTGCTCTGCAGTTCCTGCTGCATTATCTGCATAAGTTTCTGTTGCATAACCTGTAAGGTCTGCTGACTTAAGATATCCGTATCCATCAATTGTTGTATCAAGTGATGATGTTGGTGTGTATGATTCTAGGGCTGTATCTGTGTAAGATACTGCGTTATTGTATGCACCTTGTGCAGATCCTGCTGGATCATAGTTTGATGCAAGACCATCTGCGTGATCAATTGCTGCCTGCTGTGCATCTGCTGCAGCACCTGATTCATCGTACCAGTTATCAACAACTGAGCGATCAATTGAGAGTTCGCCAGTTCCATCTACTGCAAGACCTGATGCTACAGACTTAACAAGTGTTTCTCCGCCAATGAGGTCAAGGATGTATTGATCTCCAGCGTTTTCTGTAAGGATTGTTTCACCGTTGATTGTACCTTGTAGGCCTTCAACGATCAACCCATGTTTAATTTTAAAGTCTTTGTTTAATGTTGCCATTTTTATATCTCCTTAGTTATGCCTTAAGTCCAATACGAGCATATCGTACTGTGACTGGCTTGATCGCAGGATCTGGAGTGACTGTTAAGGCCACGGTATTTCCAGTGCGAGAGACATCAATGGTGCCAATATTCCCATCATTGTCGATTGTTCCGTATTCGCTAACTGATACGTTTGTACCGTCAACGAGAATTGTCAGTTCGGTTGCATAGAATTTGTTATCCCCTGCTGAGGTCTTTGATATTGAAATAATATACTTGACCATACGCCAAACTGTAGCATCAAAGTTATCAATAACAGTTACGTTCTCAATACCAGTGATTGTATTTTCATTGTTACCGTGAGAGCCAAGGTCTGTTGCCTGTGCTGTTGCGGTGTCAATTAGGTCTTCATAGTTTTCTTGAGTAGGTCTATCACCAGTTTGGAATAGACTTTTAACTCCTGGAATTGATACTTTAGCCATGCTGTAATTATAACACCCCTTTTAATAATACTATTAAAGAATGTAGTTGCTGTATCCAATAACTTGAAGTGGAATTGCGGGGGTATTGCCCAAACCAATAGACTGAATCTGAATTGCTGTAAACTTAACTCTAAAAGGTAAAACCTCAGTAATAATTGTTTGTCTTGTAAAGTCTTCTACCTGTACTGATGGGTAGTCTATTGGGAATATTCTTTCCGTTTTACCCTGAAGGTTATCAAGTAGTTTTGCTGTTGCCATTAATCTGTTACATCTTCAAGAATCTTCATGCTACCCTGGCAAACTGTCCATACTCTTGTTGGGTCTGATACCTGAATATCAAAGATGTCTCCTGTTTCAAGTTGCACTGATTCTTCTGATGTAAGCCAAACTGTAAATTCTCCAACTAAGTCATCTTCATCAGCAACTGGAGTTAGTGACATAATTAGTGTTGCGTCATCTGTAATAATTCCAGGAGTTGTATTTGGTCTTTTAATCTTCATGGCAATATCCCATTCTGACCCTTCGCCTTTCAAGATTAAAGGCTGTTTAGCATCATCTGTTACATAAACCTTAAAGCCAGAGGTGTCTCCACGAACAACAGTCCAAATAACTGTAGGAGGTTTATTTCCTATTTCATATAATGATTGAGATCCTCTTAAGATTGCCATAATGTTATTATATCACGACAAACCGTCCTTGAGTGCACCCCAAGTACCGTTACCTTTTGTTTGAATAATTAACATTCCCATTGTATGCTGAACTGCAACAACTGCTATATATCTTGCTGGGCCAGTGTTTGGTCTACCTGAAACAAGTGCTCCGTTGCCATCTACATAAACCTTCGTTCCTGCTGGTCCAAGACCTGTTGTGTTCATTTGCAAAGCACCAGAAACTATCACAAGTCCATTATCTCCATTTTGAATGTTGGTCTTTGTTAATCCTAGTATTGGAACATCTGGATTGTGAGATGGAGATGATGGATCATATTTTGCTATTGTTGAAACCATTGTTCCGCCATATGAAACATTTCCGCTAATAAAAACTGGTGTACCCTGATTAATTTGTGACCCAGTAATATTTCTAGCGTCAACATATGCAGCGCCATACCCTAGTGGTGGTAATATATCATTTAGTGCATCAACCAAAACTTTAAAATCTCCGTGTACATTGACAGGATCAGAGGCAATTGGGTATTTCATAGCAGGATAATTAGATGATGATTGAGCCATAATTCTTATTATACCACCCTCTAAAGTTGACTTTTGATAAATTTTTGTGTTATACTTGGTAGTAACACCTACCAAAGGTGTTATTGTTTTCTAAGGAGGAAACTATGATTAAATTTATCGAAAGAAACAAAGAGATCATTAGCACACTCAGTATCGTAGCACTTGTCAGTGTTTTTTCTAATGCTGCCAACGCTACCCCAGATCTTGATACTAAAAACAATCTTAGCCTGGAACAGGCTCAGACATCGGAAACCACCTCGAAAGAGGTTTTTTTGGTTTCTAAGGCAAAAAAACTAGAGAGTTTTGAGAACAAGGTTTCTCTAACTGATTTAGAACTAAAAGAACTGCTATCGCTAGTAGGGTTTAAAGGAAAAGACCTAGTAGTTGCTTGGGCAGTTGCCAAGAAGGAGTCTAATGGGCGACCACTGGCTTTTAATGGTAATCATAAGACTGGTGACTCATCTTATGGTATGTTTCAAATCAATATGATTGATGCTCTTGGTCCTGATCGTAGAACCAAGTTTGATCTTGACTCTAATGCCGAACTCTTCAACCCAGTCAAGAATGCAGAGATTGCATACTACATGACAAATGGTGGAGACGACTGGTCTTCTTGGAAGGGTATTACCCCAAGAACTAAATTCTGGATGACTAAATTTCCTAAGTAAAAATAAAGGCACCCATTAGGTTACACAAGCCTTTTGGGTGCTTTTTGCTTTAACAATTTTCTATGACTTCTCCATGAATAAAGTCTAGACCTGCAAATCTGCCAAACTCATCTATAGTTCTTTCTGAGCCAAGGTAGCCATCTCCTATTGTTCCTTCTACCAATGTTTTATAAACTATAGCCCTAGACCTAATGTTCATCTCTTCAAACTCATTTGGGAAATCGTGCCAGAATATTTTTCTTCTATTAATTTCTGCGTTTTCATGGTTATAATATAGGTGATATAGATATTGTCTATCTGGAACAACTAAGTCGTATCCATGAGTATATGCTCTTGCTGCCATTATAATTTCTTCCCCCCAAAAAGCCATATCCTTATTGGGTGCCATAAATGGTCCAACAGTAAACAAAGAGCCAGCAGATATCGATCTAGTAAAAATACTTCCGTTTGCTGGCATAGCAGTTTGAGACGGTATTCTAAGTTTTTTAAAACTTTCTGGATCTTGATGAAAACTTACTATAGTCTTGTATTCTGGGTCTAAAAGGTCTGTTTTAATGTCATTAAATGTTTCGTCAGTGTACCAGTAGTTTGCTGGATACATTGTTAACAAAGGTTTCTTTATTCCTTGGCTTTGATAATTTAGTACTGAGTTAATAGCAACTTCATCCCAGTTTTCTACAAATCTAGTGTGTGAGTCACACTGTAAATAAAAATCTTGCCCCCTGTAAAATTGATGAGCAATATATCTTCCAATTCCAACACCAACATTTTTAGGAGCCTTGCTTGTAACATACTTTATATTTGGAATATCTGGTACATCTATTTCTGACTCATCCAAATAAGAAATGTGAAGACCAAAAAATAATTCGTGCTTTCCAGATGATTTACCTATTGCATCCAAGATTGTTGGTTTTAACTCTGGATCTCTGTAGGAAGATATTTGTATAAATATTTTTGACATCACTCACCATTTACTGCTTCCCAGATCCCACGCTCTAAACTTATCTTTGGAGTATAAAAAGATAATAACTTAGAGTTATCACTTACCCTATGCATACATCCAACAGGTTTGTCTGGTCTTGTAACTATATCACCAGAATATCCTACTGCGTCCATTGAAATTTTTGCTAACTCTAAAAAAGATGTTGAAACCCCTGTTCCTAAATTTATTGGCCCATTTGGAGGATTTTCTAAAGAGGTAATAACAGCATCTACAATATCTTTAATATGTATAAAATCTCTTGTTTGCTTTCCGTTACCCCAAACCTCAAATGGGTTGCTTTTCTCTAATGCTCTTTTTACATACATAGGAAATGGATAACTTAAATCTTGATCACTACCATATCCAGAAAAGGGTCTAAATACATAGACGTTATCAACAAAAGATGCAAGATATTCGCCAACCATTTTTGAC